GATTTAGTTTATTTGCAGTTTGCTGTAGTTGGTAATCTTGGTCCTACGGGCCCAACAGGCTACACTGGGCCAACAGGACCTACGGGAGCTGCTTCAACTGTGACGGGACCAACTGGCTTCACAGGACCGACGGGCTACACAGGCCCGACTGGCTTCACAGGACCGACCGGTTACACTGGACCGACCGGCTACACAGGACCGACGGGCTACACAGGCCCGACTGGCTTCACAGGACCGACCGGTTACACTGGACCGACCGGCTACACAGGACCGACGGGAGCAACAGGAGCAGCTTCAACTGTGACTGGACCAACTGGACCGACTGGTGCCACAGGTGCTGATGGTCAGTTTGAGATTACAGGTCCGACATCTCCAGCTCCGCCAGTAGTTGGCGAAGTTTGGTACAATAGCGATAATGGTCGTACTTATATTTATTATGATGACGGTTCAGGAGCTCAATGGGTAGAGTTTGGCAATGCTAACGTTGGACCGACTGGTGCAACAGGTGCAACAGGTGCAGCGTCTACAGTAACTGGACCAACAGGACCCACGGGTGCAACTGGTGCTGCGGGAAGTGCTTCTAGTACTGGTGCTACAGGTCCTACTGGGGCAACGGGTGCAACTGGTGCCACAGGTGCAGCATCTACCGTAACAGGTCCTACAGGTGCCACTGGTAGTAGCGGTGGAAGTTCAATTTCAGAATTACTATTGATAGGAGCATAAATAATGGCAACAACATATAAAGTTTTAGGTCAGTCAAATCCAGCAGCAGCAACGGATACGACCCTATACACGGTACCTGCCCTAACGTCAACTGTGGTGTCTACCATTTCGGTTGCAAACTTGGGTACATCAGGAACATTTCGTATTGCAGTGCGTGTGGCTGGCGGCGGTATTGCAAACAAAGACTATTTGGCTTATGACGTGGCATTGAATGCCAATGATGCAATCACCTTCACAATTGGCGTTACCTTAGCGACTACTGACGTAATTACGGTTCGAGCATCTAATACATCGTTTGCCTTTGCCGCATTTGGGAGCGAAATTACGTGACCGTACTAAAAGCATCACGTGCTCCTGTTGCTTTGGCTTTAGGTAAACCTACATTTACTAGTTCTGAAAATCAGTGGACTCGTCCATCTGATTGGTTGGCACTAACACCTCCTGGTTCTACTGAACAGAAGTTTGTGGGTTTGATTGCTGTTCTTAACCAAGGTTCTAATTATGTTGCATTGACTGCAACAGTGTCTACAGGTACATACACGGTGGATTGGGGCGACGGGTCTTCTCCTGTAACACCTGTAAGCGGAGTGGCTACTGAATACAATTATGCATATTCGTCGTTAAGTGCATCTACGGATACTACTCGTGGATATCGTCAGGCAATTGTTACGGTAACACCAACAACGCCTGGTGCAACATTTTCGGTGTTTAGTTTGGCTAGTCGTCATTCGGCTAGGTCAAGCACGTCCACAACTGTTACATGGCTAGATGTGGCGTTGTCTGCTCCAAATGCTACAACAATTAGAATAGGTGGTTACAACGCGGGTGATATAGTTGGGCTTAATTGGTTAGAACAAGCAACAATTGTTTCACATAATTGTACAAATTTAAATTATTTGTTTTATGGTTGTCGTGCGTTAGAATTTGTTCCATTATTTAATACTGCTGCAGTAACAGACATGTCTAGCATGTTTGCTGGTTGCACTTCATTACAAACTGTTCCACTATTTAATACTGCTGCAGTAACAGACATGCCTAATATGTTTGATGCTTGTGGCTCATTACGAGCTGTTCCATTATTTAATACTGCTGCAGTAACAAACATGTCTATAATGTTTTCTAGTTGCACGTCATTGATAAGTGTTCCGTTATTTAATATGGTTTCAGTAACAACCACAACTAGTATGTTTAATGGTTGCACTTCATTACAAACTGTTCCACTATTTAATACTGCTGCAGTTGGAGACTTTTCTAGCATGTTTTCTGGTTGTAGCTCATTACGAGCTATTCCACTACTTGATACTGCTGCTAATGCTGGAAACATGACTAATTTTTTGAGGCGAACTGTCTCTTTACAAACTGTTCCGTTAATTGATACTAGTTCGGTAGGTATTGTGTCTGGTATGTTTAGTACTTGTCCGTCATTACTTGAAATTCCAGAATTAAACTTAAGCAAAATTAATTCTGCTTCAAACAACAATATGTCTTTGACCGGCTCATTTACGCTTGGCAGAGCAAAACTTACAGGTATGCGTTGGACACAATCATTTTCAGGTTGCAACATGGCTGCTGCACAACTTGATGAAATGTACACAGCTTTAGCCACACTTAATCCAAACGTCACCAACGTAACTAACAGTGGAGGCACGGTTACCTACACCGTTGACGACATTAGAGCATTCGACTCGAGCCGCACAGTCACTATTACTGGTGTAGACCCAATTGCCTACAACCTAGTTGGCGTTACAGTTGGAACCGTCACCGCAGGTGTTGGAAACGCAGGAACATTTAACGTTATTAACGCCGCCGTAGGAACATATGTTTCTGGTGGAGTTGCATCACTGACAGATAACCGCACAATTACTGTTACGGGTAACCCAGGCACGACAGGCGACGACCCAACCATTGCCACGAACAAGGGATGGACGGTGACTGGCTCATGAACCAAGGTTTTTACAAATATGAATTACCAATTCTTCTTTATGGTCTTAAAATATTTGACGCAAACTATTATCTAGATGTAGAAAATAAAGATAACAATACTTATCCTGTAGATGGCTGGTATTGGTTTGATTCAGAAGAAGAAGCACATGTATATTTTAATTATAACCCAGAACAAACTAACGAAGGATTGGAGAACTAAATTCAATGGCAGCAATAAATTTTCCAGCATCACCAGCAGATGGTGATGTATTCACAGCTGGCGACCACACGTGGATTTTTAGTTCCGTAGGTGCAGGTGGACCTGGTGCGTGGAATTTACAAGCTCAAACCGTAACTGGACCAACAGGGCCAACGGGCGCAACAGGTGCCGCATCAACAGTGACGGGCCCGACGGGACCGACAGGAGCAGGTGGAGCATTTGATGGCTTTACTGAAACTGGACCGACCGGCACAATAGGAACTAATGCTAACACCGCATACGGTGCTGCGGCAATGAACGAAACAGGCCCGACTGGCGCAAATAACTCAGCGTTTGGTTTCAATGCATTAAACGCAATAACATCAGGTGCAAACAACGTTGCCGTTGGCTCACAGGCACTTGCCCTGTTAACTAGTGGCGCAGATAACATTGCAATAGGTCTTAAAGCATTAGCAGTTAACATTACTGGTACCAATAACCTTGCAATAGGTAATAGCGCATTAGCGGTTAATACTACTGGAAACAACCTCGCCATAGGTATTAACGCATTAGCGGTTAATACTTTTGGACGCGAAAACCTCGCCATAGGCGGTCAAGCACTGGCTGCAAACTTAACTGGCAGTCAAAATACTGCAATTGGTAGAGGCGCACTACAGTCACTAACCAGTACAACTTCAGGCTCATGTGTTGCCATTGGTTATGGCGCAATGAGTGCTCTGACTACTGGCGGTGGAAATACTGCAATTGGTAATATTGCGTTAGGTTTAGCAACAACAGCAACAGCCACTACTGCAATTGGTAGATTTGCTGGTGCTTCAGTTTCAACGGGTAGTACCAACGTTTGTATCGGTGGTGGTTCGATGCAGAATAGCAGCTTTACTGCTGTCATAACAGGTAGCCAAAACGTTGCAATTGGTAATAGCACACTTGTAACTCTTACATCTGGTAGCACTAACACTGTTATTGGTTACGCAGCTGGTTATTCAGTTTCAACTGGTAGCAGCAATGTTGGAATTGGTCAAAACACATTGACCAATGCTAGTTTTACTGCTGCCATAACAGGTAGCCAAAACGTTGCCATTGGTCCTACGTCTGGTCGTAGCATTTCAACAGGTAGCAGCAATATTGGAATTGGTGTAAACACATTGACTAACACTGGTTCTACTAGCGTAATAACTGGTAGCCAAAACCTTGCCATTGGTCCTGAAGCTGGTCGTAGCATTTCAACAGGTAACGGCAATATTGGCATTGGTCAAAACGCATTGACTAACTCTGGTGCTACTAGCGTAATAACTGGTAACAGTAACGTTGCTATTGGTGCTAACACGTTACGAAATGTAACATCTGGCGGAGGTAACGTAGCAATTGGCGAATCGGCACTTCTCGCCAATATAACCGCTGACGGTCAAATAGCTATTGGCACCCAAGCACTAACTGTATTTTTTGGTCCAGGTGGTAATCAACCAAACGTAGCAATTGGTTCTTCTACACTTGCAGCCTGCACCACTGGTAGCGGTAACGTAGCAATTGGTTACAATGCATTGAATGATTTAACAACGGGAACCGGAAACGTATCTATTGGTGCTTCCAGTTCAGAATTAATGACTACTGCTAGCAATAACGTTGCTTTTGGTGCTCAAGCACTTGCTGCCAACATAACTGGTGCAGGTAACATAGCAATTGGTGATGAGGCATTAAAAGCGAACCTTGCAGATGAAATTGTTGGAATTGGTCAAAGAGCATTAAAATCAAATACTACGGGTATAAGAAACGTTGCAATTGGTTTTAACGCATTAACAGAAAACACAGAAGGTACCGCTAACGCCGCTATTGGTACTGCTGCACTATCCAGCAATACAACAGGCGTCAATAACGTTGCAATTGGTTTTAACGCACTGCGAAATAATATAACAGGTTCTTCTAACACCGCAGTTGGTCAAGGTGCATTACAAGATTGTAGTACTGGTGGCCAAAACTTGGCGTTAGGCAACGGTACTGCAAATGTATTAACAACAGGTAGCCAAAACACAATAATTGGTGCTGAAGCTGGACAATCATTAACAACTGGTTCTAATAATACTATTATTGGTCGTGAGGCAGAGCCATCAACTGCAACTGTATCCAATGAGATAACATTAGGTGACTCTAATATTACTACTATCCGTGCACAGGTAACTTCAATAACAGCATTGTCTGATGCGCGCGACAAGAAAGATGTTAAACCATTAAAGCATGGTTTAGCTCTTGTTAATTCACTCAATCCAGTAGAGTTTAAATGGGATATGCGTGACGGTGCTAAAGTAGATGTTCCCGATATGGGTTTTATTGCACAAGACCTTGTTGAAATTGAAGATATTCTTAATGCTCATGAGACATTGCAATTGACATACCGTTCTAACCCTGATAAGCTAGAAGCTACTTATGGTAGACTTGTACCAATATTGGTTAATGCAATTAAGGAATTGTCTGCTCGAGTTGCAGAACTAGAAGAACAATAAAATAAACACGAAGGAACAAAATGGAATTAAATGATTTAGTTAATGAATACCATTTCCGTAAATGTCGTGGGCCAGAAGATGCAACGCCAGAACAACTAGTTGAAGCATTTGATTTCTTTTGTGCCAATTATGTATTCATCAAACATCCGAACAAAGGCCGCATACAATTAAATCTAAGACCAGCACAAAAACAAGCAGTAGAAGCATGGATAGAAAACAGATACTCAATAGTATTAAAATCACGTCAGATAGGATTCTCCACTCTGGCAGCGGCTTATTCTTTTTGGTTATGTTTTTTTTGGCCAGACCGTTTCATCGTTATGTTGTCAAAGACGGAAAGAGAAGCGACAAAACTTCTAGCTAAAGCTAAATATATTTATAAATTTATACCTGACTGGCTAAGACTATCAGGACCAGAGTTAATGCAAAACAACGTTCTTAAAATGGCGTTTGCTAATGATTCAGTAATAGAGTCAATGCCATCTGCTAACGAGCCTGCTAGAGGTGAATCAGTATACTTGGCTATAATCGACGAGATGGCGTTCTTGCCCAACCCAGAAGAAGCCTGGGCGTCAATAGAGCCAATTGCAGACGTAGGTGGTAGAGTCATCTGTCTGTCAACCGCAAAAGGTGAAGGCAACATATTCTTTACTCTGTGGCAAGGGTCACAGAATAATACTAATAGATTTAAAGGTATCTTCTTTCCTTGGTCGGCTAACGGAGACCGCAATCAAGCATGGTACGATGCCCAAGCCGCAGAACTACCACCATGGCAGCTACATCAAGAATACCCATCTAATCCAGAAGAAGCCTTTATACGCTCTGGCCGTCCAGTTTTTGACATTGATTCTTTAAACAAGTGCTTGGTAGATAGTCCTAAAAAGGGCCGCAATAAAAAACTGTCAGATTTAAGAAACTCTTATATGTTTGACCCAGATGGCGGACCATTGTCGATATGGGCAGTGCCGCAAGCTGGTGCTAGATATGTAGTTGGTGCTGACGTTGCCGAAGGCCTAGCCAGAGGAGACTACTCAGCAGCTCATGTTATTGATGCCAAATCAGGATTGGTTGTAGCTCACTGGCATGGGCACGTAGACCCAGACAAGTTTGGTGAAGAAGTTCTTTATGCTCTAGGGTTTTTTTATAATGAGGCTTTAATAGGTGTAGAATCTAATAACCACGGTTTAACTACATTAACTGCTTTAAATAAAAATAATTATATTAATTTATATAGACAACGTAGACTAAACCAACGTAATCCTGAGGTTTCTGAAACTTTAGGTTGGCGCACAACAACCTTAACAAAGCCTTTGGCTATAGATGAGCTTAATGCTAATTTAAGAGATGGTGTGCTACAATTGCGTTGTGAGTATACGATTGCTGAACTTAAGACTTTTGTTCGTGATGACAACGGTTCTACGCATGGGTCCCCGCACGACGACAGAGTTATGAGTCTAGCAATAGCTAATCAGATGTTAAAATATGTATGGTTGCCTGAGTACAGCCCTAAGACTGACGCACCTTGGGGGACTTTAAACTACTTTCAATCACGTATGCCGAAGCCTAAGAAGGAACAGGAACGTTATATTATAGGTGAGTTTAATTGGTATAGCGATAAGATGTAATACTTTTCTATTAAGTATAGGGAGATTTTTATGCAGTGCAGACTATGTAACGCAGATTTAGTGACAGAACAAGACCAAAAGCGTGGCGTTTGCTTCAAGTGTCATGTTAAAGGGGTTACTTTTAACTTCGTTGGCGCTCAATACGGCAAATCAAATTGGAATACTACGACTATAAAGGAAACCCAAGATATGTATGCTAACATGCCAAACGTAGAAAAAGTCTCATCAAGAAAAGAACTCATCTAGCATGGACTGGCTGGTTCCTATCGTTGTTGCCGTTATAGGAGGACCTTTGGTAGTTGTAGTCCAAAAGCTTAGAAACGAAAACACCAGCCAACACGCAGAGTCAAGAGATTTACTTCATAAGGTAGCCTACAAAGTTGATATGGTAGATGAAAAATTAGATGGTCATATAGATTGGCATTTACATAAACCAAGGAGAAGGAAGAATGAAAATAAAGAAAGCAGCTAAGTTAAAACTTGGGTCACTTGCAAAACAAAAGAAGATTGAAACTCCTTCTGTTAAAGCCGCAAAGAAGAATGTAGAAAAAGCTGAAAAGAAATTTGCTTCAGCTAAAGCTGCTTTAGAAGCAGCAAAGAAGTTTAAACAAAAGGAGAAGAAAAAATGAAAGCTAAAAACAATAAGGGCAAACCTAAATTTGGTATTATAGTTGCTGCTACTGAAACACCAATGGGTGCAGCTTATAAAAAAGCGTTATCATCAAAACAAAATAAAATTGCTAAAGCAGCAACCCCAGAAGATAAAATAACTGGCGCTGACTTTAAAGCTTTAAAAGGCAAGAAGAAGAAGTCTAAAGCACCAAGCATGAAGAAAATGGAAAAAGAAGAAGATGAAGAGCAGACTGGTTATTAATGAAGGGTAACCCAAATTATCCAGCATTGCCGTCAACAACAAAAAAGAAATACATACCAACAAGAAAGAAAAAAAATGGCAGCAAAAAGAAAAAGTACTAAACCAGTTTGGGAGAAACCACGTCCAAAGTCTTTAGGTAAATCAAAGAAGTTATCACCAGCACAAAAAGCATCAGCTAAAGCTGCAGCTAAAAAAGCTGGACGCCCTTATCCAAATCTCGTAGACAACATGAGAGCAGCTAAAGGTAAGTAGTGGCCAAGACTGCTGCATGGCA